GAGAAACACTCTCAAGTTAATAAAACATCTATTAATACTATAAAGCAAGTATTATCAATGCTCGAGGGTTCATTTGCTTTGAGTATTGTTAATTGTGAAACGAATGAAGTGTTTATTGCTAGGGTAGGATCTATATTACATTACAATAATAGAGGTAACTATACTACAATGCCTGGTGCTGGTTATAAAGTTTTACCGGAAGGTGTTATAATGAAATTAAATAAAAAAACAAAACGTTGGAATAAAGCCGGTACTTTTGAAGTTAAATCCCCATTTGCATTTGTATGAGTAAAACATTTATATTTTCTGCAACAGCAGGTAAGAAGGAAGATTCAATGCTTTATAATACTTGTAAAGATGAAGGAATTGATATCTTCATGAAAGAGTATAATAAAGAATCGTTACAAAAAACATATAACAAAGCAATCGATTTTGCAATCAAGGAGAGAGTTGAAAATTTAGTCTTAGTTCACGATGATGTAATCTTAGAAGCTTTTTCAGAAAAAAGAATAGAGAGAAACTTTGAAAAATTTGATATAGTAGGTGTAGCTGGCTGTAATAAAGTAACTCTTAAAAAACCAGTGTTATGGCATTTACTCGGAGGAGGATTCGAAGGTGGAAATTTATTAGGTGCAGTTGCTCATGGTACAGAAGGCCAAAAACACATGGGCGGTTTTGGATTTTATCCTAATAGAGCTATTCTTATTGACGGAGTCTTTTTAGTTATAAAAAGAAAGGTATTTGAAAAAATACGTTTTGATGAAACGTGTCCATCTAAGTGGCATTTTTATGATTTAGATTATTCTATGCAATGTCATAAAGCTGGATTTAGAGTCGGTGTTGGTGATTTTATCGTAACGCATAAATCCCCCGGTCTTACAGAGTTTACTGAAGAGTTTCAAAAAGGTGAAGACTGGTTTCTCGAGAAGTGGAAAACTCAATAAACTATTATACCATTAAATTGTGAGTAAATTAGACTTAGATTATTTCGAAAATATTCTTATTTATAAGTCTCTTACTGATAGTGGTTACCTGGCTTCTATTGCTGATTTTGTAAAGCCTGAATACTTTAAAAATAAATCGATTGCTAGTATCTTTGATATTATCAAAGACTTTTCTGAAAAGAGGAATAAACTTCCTACTGCTACTGAAATAAAATCTTATCTTGTTTCTGACGAACAAAAAGAGTCATTTAAGGAACTTGTTAAGTCGTTTTCTGATATTGATAATACTTTAGATAAAGACGAGTTGTATGATAATACCGAGCAGTTCCTTAAAGAAAAGGCTGTCTATCATACAATGCTTAATGTTGCAGAAGATGTATCGAGTGGTAAAGTAGATACATCCGTAGTACTAGATAAGTTTGAAAAGTCTTGTAATATTAATCTTGTAACTGATCTTGGTTTAGACTTTTACGGCGATGTTGATAAGCTTATTGATGATCTTAACTCTGTTGAAAGATATGTTCCTAGTAAATGGGAATGGTTAGACAATTGCTTAGGTGGTGGCTTTTTAGAAGCAGGTAAAGCCTTGTATGTCTTTGCTGGTGAAACTAATATTGGTAAATCTATCTTTCTTGGTAATATTGCTAGTAATATAGCTGAAGAAGGTAAAAACGTTCTATTGGTTACTTTAGAAATGTCTGAGCTATTGTATGCTAGACGTATTTGTAGTAATGTTACTAAGATTCCAATGAAGGAGCTAGCTCAAAACTCTGCAAGTATTAAACATGGGATGAATCAGCACGGTGGTAAAATTTTTATTAAGGAGTTTCCGCCTGCAACTATTACCGCAAATCAACTTAAAGCGTTTGTTAAAAAGTTTGAAGAGCAAGGTATTAAGTTAGATGCTATTGTATTAGACTACCTTAACCTAATGCACTCTACTGTGGGTAATAATTCATATGAACGTATCAAGCATGTAACTGAGCAAGTACGTGCTATGAGCTACTTGTTTAATTGTCCTATTATTTCAGCTACTCAATTGAATAGAGCAGGGTTCGATACAGATAACCCTGACTTAGCGACTATTTCTGAATCTATTGGTCTTGCTGCTACTGCTGATGCTATTATTTCTATCTTTCAGAATGAAGAAGATAGAGGTATAGGGGTTATACGTTTAGGTATGATGAAAAATCGATACGGTCCAAGAGGTAATACTCAGGCTATGAGAATTGATTATTCTACATTAACAATTGAGCAAGCTGATGATGTGGAGGTAGGTGAGGAAATGGATGATACCCTTAACGTGTTAGCTGGGCTTGCACAATAAGGAACTTTTAGTAAATACTAGAAGTGAATATACAAGTATGGACAGATACCGACTTACATGGAGCAGGTGCTACTCTTGTATTAAAGTGGTTATATAAAGATGCTAAAACATTTAGCATTAATGACGTTTCTGAGTATACTTTTACCGGTAAATTTAAAGGAGCAGAACAATCATTAGATCATTATGATAAAGTCTTTGTTGTTGACTTAGACTTAACGCCAGAACAAATTAAGTTAGCTGATCACCATAATGTTGTTGTTATTGATACACATAGAGGTCACATTAAGCATAAACATCTTTATAAAGAAGCAAAAATTATAATAGATGATAGTTATTATTCCTGCGTTAACTTAATGTTAGATAAATTTAATAAACACTTACAGCATTTAACCGATAAACAAAAGCTACTGTTAGAATATATCAGTACTTACGACTGGTATAACACAACACATAAAGAATCATTAAAACTAAATGCTGTCTATTATAATTTAAATTCCCCTAAAACTGAAAAATTTATAGAAGCGTTTATAGATGGTTATAGAGAATTTACAATTCATGAAAAGAATGCTATAAAGTTATATTTTAAAAAATTTAAAGACCAGATAGATAGTGGGCAAGTATTTACAGGGATGATAAAAGACTATAGTGTAGTAGCTACTTTTGCAAATTATGCAATTAATGAGCTAGCGCATTTTTTAATTAAAAAATATAGTACAGATATCAGCATAATAGTTAATACTCAAGCTAAAACAGTTTCATTTAGACGCTCGAAAGAAAGTGACGTTGATGTAAGTATATTAGCTAAAAAAATATGTGAGGGTGGAGGACATGCATCATCAGCGGGTGGTAAATTAACTGAACAATTTGCAAACTTAACCAAAACATTTGTACCGTGCTAACAACATCAAATATATCCCCAAATCCCTCAAAAACGTTAATTAAAGACGAGACAGAGCATCTCCTTCTTTGCTTTTGTACGTTTTGCTCAATGCTAAAAGGTAAAAAACTATCTCTACAAAATATCTTTATACTAGTATTACAAGAGGAAAGATTGAGAAACATTTTAAAGGAACTTTTAACAATTGAAACAAACTACGATATAGTAAAATTGTTTATAGACTTCGAACCCGCAATAACAAAGTCTAAATACATTACTAAGTTCCTTAATTCAAATTCGAATATACAGTTGTAAAAAGCTGTTGATATCTTTTCTTTAGATCTTATAATTATTGCATGAGTACTTTTAATACTTCAATGTTTCAATCAATCAAAGACGCGTTAGCTAGCTCCGATAGTAAGGGTTCAGCTACATTTAACGAGATTATGCCTACTAAAGTAGGTAATACTTATACGGTAAGACTTTTGCCTTATGCAAAAGATCCTAGTAAGACTTTTTTCCATTATTACAATCATGGATGGAATTCTTTCGCAACCGGACAATATGTTCAAACGCTTAGCCCTCAAACCTTCGGTGAAAGAGATCCGATTGCTGAGGAGAGGTTTAAGGTTCTTAGAACAGGTAGTGAAGAAGAGAAAGAAAAGATGCAAGCTATTCGTCGTTTGGAAAAGTGGCTTGTTAACGTATATGTTATCGATGATCCTGCTAATCCGGATAATAACGGTAAAGTAAAAATTCTTCGATACGGTAAGCAGCTTCAAAAAATTATTACTGAAGCTATTGAAGGTGAAGATGCTGAAGAGTTTGGTCCTCGTATCTTTGATCTAGGTAGTGAAGGTGTAAACTTTAAGATTAAAGTTGAGCAACAAGGCGACTTTCCGACGTATGTATCATCAAGATTTACTACTGCAGGTAAGATTGATGTATCGGATGATAAGCAGAAAGAAATCTACGAGAGTGCATTTGATCTTACTGAAGTGTTTACTCAAAAGTCTTACGATGAACTTAAAGAGATGCTTAACGAGCATTATTATTGTAAGACAGAAGAAGAAGTACCTGCTACTTCAGCCCCTGAACCTACTAATACTACACCAGCAGAACCGGAACCGGTAGCTGCTACTAATGATAGTGTAGAAGAGGATATTGATGATTTGTTAAAGGATCTTTAATATGAGTACACAAGGAATGACACCAGAAGAAAAGGCTGTAGTGA